TTAGACCATTGGCAACAGTCAAGGTTACCAATCCATTTCCAACTTGAGCCGAAGCATCAGAAACTGCTTGTGCGATAATTTCAGATTTATGGGAGCCATCAAGTAAGTCAGCATCTAATCCAGATGATGCACCATCAACTGTTTGGATTGCAGTCATTATCTCAGCGGCTGTTTGATCAGCCGTAGCACCAGCTTCAATCAAATCAAGCTTAGCACCATCAGTAGCCACGTCTCTACCATCAACATTCCCAGTAACTGTAATATCACCTGTTACATCAATGCCAGCACCAAAGTCAGTGTTTAAGTCAAAGCTAGTAATAGGTGCAATATAGGATGAACCATCACCAGTTTGAAGAATTACGCTGTTATTAGAAGACTCGTAACTAAAGTTGGAAACCCCAGCAACAGAAGTTGTAGTCGCAGTAGTGATACGCCCATCTTCATCAACTGTGATGACAGGAATAGATGTAGCAGAACCATAAGTATCGGCTGTAACACCAGTATTAGCCAACTCAGTTGTGATTGTCATTACGCCAGTATTTGAACTTGCAGTACCTGTGACTTTACCTGTTAGAGTTAAGTCTAAACCATCTTCAAGTAAATCAAGTTTAGCACCATCAGCCGCAATATCACGACCATCAACCAATCCTGCTACGAATATGTTGTTGGCACTTATGTTGTTAAATGCTTCTATTGGTGTGTGGAAGAACCCACCATCAGCCGTGCCAATAGTAAATGTGTTGTTTGCTGTAGTGAAAGCTGTGGTACTAACTCCAGCAACAGATACTGTACTTGCGGCTGTAAGTCTACCATCTTCATCAACTGTAAATACAGGCACAAGAGAAGCAGAGCCATACTCGCCAGCAGTCACGCCAGTATTGGCTAGTTCTGTTGTGAGCGTCATAATGCCAGTGTTAGAGAACGCAGTACCAGTCACCTTACCGTCTAGTGTGAGGTCTAAGGTGGATGGGGGTACGTTTGTAAAGTTGGAATAGTCTAGGTAGTAACTACCCTCTTGACCATCAAGCAAGTCTGCATCCAACCCAGATGAAGCCCCATCAACTCCTTTAATAAGAGTGAGGATAGCATTTGCATCCAAATCAGCAGAAATATCAACAATAGATTCGGTATTTGCAGTGGCATCATACTTCTTGAAGTACAACTTACCATCTTGCGTGTTAATTGCAATTTCACCCAATTCCAATTGGGCAGTCGTAGGTATACGACCAGCTACAGCACTACGGCGTAGTTTAATTGTTGTTGACATATCTATGCCCTCTCTATGTAAAACCTATGTAGGTTTAGAATGTTCCACCGTCTAATTCATTAACAGCAATTGAGATGTTATTATCAGACACTGTTGTATCGACACCTTCGCCCCCAGCTATAGTAATTGTTTCGCCCAATACAACGGTATCAGTCGTACCATTGTCAGCGCCAAACAAAATATTTGGGTTGGTGATAGAGAATTCAGTACCTGTTAATGTCAGCCCTTGTCCAACCGAGTATGTACCCGCGCCAGAGAATTGTTGCCAAATTATATCGTCTGTGCCAAGAGCAAAAGTCTCAGCGTCTGTTACCGTCGCAACAAAACCAGTTCCGTTGTTGTTTGTTCCATCCGTTACGAATTGGAAAGAACCTGCAATTTCTGAAGTTTCGTTGAAATAATCGCCACGAGTAAATACCCATGCAGTATTCAAATCACCAACTTGAGTTAGTAAATACGAACCATTTTCTTCTGCATTAGTTTGATCTTTTACGAGAACTCTGTAGCCAGTTGCCCAAGCTGTAATACCATCAATATCAAGTGTTGGATTTGCGCTTAGTGTGATTGTCCCTGCGCCGTTATTGTACGTACCGCCAAGATCGGCAGTTGTAGCCGCTAGTGCTGCTGGGATAACTCTAAGACCTTGTGCAACAGAATCTACGTATAATTTTGAAGCCGCATCTTGGTTATTTACAGGATCAGCAATGTTTACAATTTTCTTAGCAGAAAAATCAATTCCTGGGCCATCTGAGCTAATGATTAAGTTGCCTTGACCTGTAAGCGAAGAAATAGTTTTGCCTACTATAGTAACATTGCCAGCTTGGAAGTTATTTTCAACATTCAAAGCTTTTAGGTAAGAATCTGTGCCGCCCGGATGCACAAAATAACCTGTATCATCTGCATCAACAAATCTTTCAGCTTGCACATCAGCATTTTGAACAACCCAGTTTCCCGTCGATCTTTCAGAATAAGCCGCATAGTTAAAGGTGTTGTCAAGGAAACCAATTTTACCATTACTTGCGTAAAGTGTAGACTGACTGCCTGGGCCATCAGCAAAACCGATTGAAGAGAATGTTAAGCCATAACCAACTCTCAATTGGTTTAGTCTTGTTTCGCCAGCAAAATCACCGTAGTAATTGTTATTGTCACTATCAAAGTATCTTGGAGCAAATACGTTACCAGAGAATGTAGCACCTTCAAGTTCAGCATAAACTGTATCAAGATGTGAGTAATCCAATCCAATAGCAACGTTTGCACTTGCACCGTTTGGCTGTGTAATGCTAACACCAGAATCGATACCATCAGGATAGATGTAACGTACATATTGTGCAGTAATTTCAGCTTCGATAGTTGTATTACTTGCTCTTGTTACTTCAGCAACACCTGCAAGATCACCACCCAATTCGATATTAAAGTTACGAACCTTGAGGTTCATTACATCGCCAACATCGTCGTTTACTGCAATAATACCTTCGTTATTTGCATTACCGTCTGTAAACATAAGACCAATAATATCACGAGATGTTTCAGTAAAGTTTGGAATAGCGTTAGCTTGAAGCTCAAGAGGAATGTCTGTAGCGAAGTCAATACGACCATCTTCAGTGATACGGATACGTGGAGTAAATCCATCAGTACCGTACATTGTCGCTTCAACACCAGTAACATCAAGACCAATCTTTAATTCATTGTTCGCACTATCAATATCTTGTACTTCAAGACCACGACCAATTGATAGTGTTGGGTTTTGGAGTAGATCGATAGATGTTGGATATGTGTTGGCGTTATCAACAACAATCATCTTAGATGAGAACTGTGTATTCAGATATTCAAGGTTAACTGCGTCTCTTGGATTAACAGGAGATGCAAGGTCTGTGATTGTATTGTTACTTACATTGATATTACCAACAGCGTCAAGAAATAAATTTCCATCAGATGTCACTTTACCATTGACAGTTAAATTTCCTGTGTTATAATCGATTTTAAGAGCATTGAGATTATTACCATATAATAGATTACCATCTTGATTAATCTGCATTCTCTGAACATCGGCAGTAAAGAAATCAAGATCATTGTTATCATCACCAGATGCTGTTTCAGCAATGATGTAAGTGTTTCTATCAAGGTCAATAACAGAACCAGCTAAGCCAGCCCATGCTGTACCATCATAACCTTCAAACCTAGAATCCTCAGAGTTAAATCTTAGCATACCCACTTCAGAAGTTGGTCTTTGAGCCTCAGTGCCAGATGGAAGAACAATAGCACCATTAATATCAAATTTAACTACATTGTCATCAGAGCCAATATTATCGACATACAACTTTCTCCAACCTTGGCTAGATGTACCAAGATCGTATGTATTAGCTGTAGAAGGGATTGCATTACTTGCAAAGGCATTTACTGTTAGATTGCCATAACTAATATCTACATTTCCATAGAAATTTGCTTGATTAGACAAATCGAACATAGCGGCAATAGAGCCACCAGTAAAGAATTTAAGTTGGTTATTATCAGCACCAGGAGTATCCTCAGCGGTAATCTTAGTGTTTTGATCGACGTCAATAACACCACCTAAACCAGACCAAGCAATACCATCGTATCCTTCGAACTGACCATCAGCCGAATTAAATCTAATAGAACCTGTAGCACCTACTGGTCTGTCTGCGGTTTCGCCTTGCGGAAGTACCAAAGAGCCTGTGCCACTTACTGTAAGAGTATCCGCAATTGGATTGATTTGATTTAGAGGTAATGTAGTATTAACACTAAACTGTGTACCATTAAGAGCTAAACCAGCCCCAGCAGTGAAAGTACCTTCACCTTGGAATTGAACCCAATCAACAGTATCTGTGTTGACTTGAAAGCTTGATGCGTCGTTAACAGTAGTAACCCAACCTGTACCACCATTGATAGTACCGTCTGTTACAAACTCATATGAACCTGGCAACTCTTTGTTAGTAGAGAAGTTACTTCTTTGGAATACCCATTCAGTGTTGGCAGAACCAACTTGGATGAGGTCATAAGAACCGTTTTCACGAGCATTTATCTGATCTTTAACAACAAGGTTTTTACCAAGTGACCAAGTAGTAACATCATCAACGTACAAGAAGTTAACTGGGGGAATAGTAAGAGTTGCTGTTACTGTAGTATTACCAGCCTCAAACGTAGCTCCCAAGTCTGCGGTTGTAGCCGCAAGTGCCTGTGGTCTAACAACGAAACCTTGAACCAAATTATCAACGTACCGTTTGTTCGTTGCGTCAGATGGCAAAACTGGGTCTTCGATAACCTTAACTGTGTTTTCAACACGAATTAATTCAAATTCGAGATAGCTTTTGTTGACAACATCTTTACCATCAATAGGATCAGCAACTTGGATCACTCTTGCGTTGCTTGCGTCCACGACATTGTTAGCCGCTGGCTGTAGCTTTACATCACCTAAACTTGTGATAGTATTTGTTTCTAGTGTTAATCCACCAGCATCAAGCTTTCCTAAACCCAAAATCTCAGTTGTCGAGCCACCCAAAGTGATTGCAGTATTACCGAACGTAATGTTATCTGATGAGATTACACCATTGGCAGAACTGAAATTTGTTGGGTTAAATGAGTTGTTATAAAACTGGGTAACGTGACCAAACGTGTCAAGATCAATATTACCAGCAAATGTCAACCCAGCATTATTAGAACTTAACTGCGAAGAAGTATCTGCGTGACTAATTACGAGATTTGCTGTTTCAATGTTATTCTCTGGGGATACAACGATACCAACGCCGCCATCAACTTGTGCTACGTATTTACCTACTGTATCAATACCCAGTGTAATCGAATCAGGAACAATTAGTGGTTTTTTCTCAGCCGCCGCGACTATTCTAATATTCTTAGTCTGACCAACTTTAACTTTAATGCTCACAAGTTATACCTCCGTGATCGTTGGAATAACAATAGCTAAGCCTTCAACTATTTTAGACATCTCACCACTTGATTTTCTCATCAGTACATCATATTCATATTTCCCAGGTCTTAGATTAGCAGTAACATCTGCTTCTAAAACGAGAGTGATATCATTTTCGTTTTTTTCTATTGTAAATTCGGCTGTTCTCTTGCTAGAGTACATTTTTCTTAGGTCAGCAAAAAAGCTGAAAGTGCTGATTACCAAATCGTCATCGTCACCGTCGAACAACTCTAACGAGATACGAAAGTCAGTTCCTTGGTCGATATAGATATTTGCTTTTGAACCCATTTTAAATCTCTTTTATTGTCTTTATTCTATTTATAAAAAATAGGGGGGTACTAAAAGCTTAGACCCCCCTTTTTCATACGTAGATAAACAAATCTTACTGCTTAATGTCTTCTACTTTTTCGTTCAAGTCTTTGATTGCTTCAATTAGCAAACCAACCAATGAACCATAAGCAACAGATTTGATTTGTTCCTCTGTATTGTCAGTCATAACTGCCTCTGGAATAATAGCTTCGACTTCTTGAGCAATCAAACCAATTTTTCTAACATCAGGAGTGTCTTTCTTGTTAAAGTAAACGCCTCTCATGTTGGTTACTTTATCAAGTGCTTCTCTAACAATCTCAATATTCTCTTTCAGTCTTACGTCAGAGTTTGTTGTGACATCGCCAGTTGCAGTAAAGTTACCAGTTGCAGTCTCGAAAGTAAAGATTGGAAGACCACTTGATCTGTTCTCAATTAATACCGAAGATACAGAAGTTGTGTCAACATCAATATTGAATGTTCCAGCACCAGTGCTATCAAATCCTAGTTTTGCCGCTTGGTTTAGTCCGAAGCCAAAGTAAACGTCACTTGGCAAACTCATATCAGATGTAATACCAGTCAATGAGGTAGCTGTTAATGCTCCAGCAACATCAAGGTTGCCCGCTACGTCAATGTTTTCAACACTAAGTTCATCAACATTTGATGTATAGAAGAAGTTTTGCTCACCACCTGGGTTAGGTCCTAATGTAGCAAGTAGCTGTCTTTGATCTGCACCCGCTTCAAAGAATGGAATGAACAATGCTGTGTCTTGTAAAGGAGATGTGTGAATGTTTTGTAAGTTACCAACACCACCTTCATTACCTGGCCCTTGAACACCTTGAGTACCTTGGAAACCATAATCCCCTTGGAAGCCTTCTGTACCTTGGAAACCTTGTACACCACCACCGATAGCACCTTGGAAACCTAAGTCACCTTGGATACCTTGGATGCCTTGCATACCTTGTACGCCTTGTCCAGTAAGACCTTGCGCACCAGTTTCGCCCAAGTCGCCTTGAACACCCTGTGTACCTTGCGCACCACCGTTACCAGTTCCACCAACAAATCCTTGGAAGCCTTGTGCGCCTTGGAAACCAGTATAGCCTTGTAAACCAGTTCCACCATCGCCACCAACTAGACCTTGTAGACCTTGGAAACCACCAATACCTTGTAGACCTTCATCACCGATACCAGCAGCACCTTGGAAACCTTGTGTACCTTGGTTACCAGCACCAGTCGAACCTTGGAAGCCGTTATCGCCTTGGAAACCTTGGAAACCGTTTGTCCCTTGGATACCCTGATTACCTTCACCAGAAATACCTTGTAGACCACCAAAGCCTTGGAAACCACTTTCGCCTTGGAAACCCTGTGTGCCTTGAGTACCTTGTAGACCGATGCCAATCGGACCTGTGTCACCTTGGATACCTTGTGCGGCTTGTGAACCTTGGATACCTTGGATACCATCGTTACCTTGGATACCCGTTGCACCAATACCGTCTAGTCCTCTAGTACCTTGAGTACCTTGAACGCCTTGGAAACCGTCGCCGCCCTGTAAACCAAATGAACCTTGGATACCTTGCGCACCATCTCCACCGACTTCACCTTCATCACCAGTTTGACCGTCAGCACCTTGGATACCGCCGCCACCTTGGATACCTTGCGCTCCATTAAATCCTTGGACGCCTTGAAGTCCCTGTAAACCTTGGACACCTTGCGCACCCTGAGAACCGACAGAACCTACAAATCCAGAAATACCTTGCACACCCAAGTCACCTTGAACGCCTTGTACACCTTGGCTACCAATAGGTCCGACATCACCAGTTCTGGCAAATGTAATTACGACATCTGTACCATCAGCGAATGTTCCACCAATTGAGCCATTTACATATGTTGAGTCAATTACAAAATAACCAGAAGATTCGGTTAAACCATCAATCGTAAAGATCGCAAAGTTTTGTGGTTCTCCATTTTCAGATACTTTAAAGTGACCTTTGATAGGGCTTGTTGAGTCATCAATAGTTCTTAAGAACGGTTGAATATCTGTAAAGTTGTCATCTCTATCATCCATGAACAATAGTGAAGCACTAGATAGACTTGCGTTATTAAACTTAAGTGTACCAACTCCTGGGTCAGTTGCGGCTGTATTCGTGCTAAATGTATAGTCGAATGTAATACCACCAAAGCTACCAGTTTGACCTTGTAAACCATCATTACCTTGAATTCCATCAGCACCTGTTGTACCTTGAGGTCCGATTGGGCCAGGGAAACCTTGAACACCAAGATCACCTTGGATACCAAACGTACCTTGTGCGCCTTGAGTACCAGCACCTGTTTCGCCTTGTAGACCTTGAATAGATTGAGTACCTTGTAGACCCTGTAAACCTTGGACACCTTGTGTGCCTTGAGGTCCGAAGTCAGACACGTTAATTACATTACCCATTCCCGCATGGTTAGCACATTGGTAATACAATGTAAGAGGTGCATCGTATGGAACTCTGAAGATAAGTCTTCCAACTTCCACACCGTTATTTGTTACGCCAGTTGTATAGTCAGCACCACCATTAGATAGTCTAATAGTAAATGGATGCCCACTTGCATTAACATCAAATACGTATGTAAATCCACGGATTAGGTGGATAATTGGATCATTTACACCGTCAACAATAAAATCGGCAGTACCGTTGTTTGTTACGATAAATTCTCTAGCACCTTCGTTACCTTGGACGCCTTGCATACCTTGTACGCCTTGCAAACCTTGAACACCTTGTGTACCCTGTGATCCTTGCAAACCACCAAGACCCTGTAAACCTTGAAGTCCTTGAACGCCTTGAACACCCTGTGTACCAGCTTCACCACGAGGGACAAAGTTGATAAGAGTTTTAGCGCCATGACCTGTTGCGATAACATCTGTTTGCCATGAATTGTTTGGCAATCCATATTGACCAACATAAGTAACGTCGAACCAACCAAATGTTTGCCCTACTCCATCCCATGTAAAGTTTGTGAATTCGTATACTACTTGATGGTGACCGCCTGGGCCATTTCCATCATCGAATGATTCAACAATAATTAAACCTTTTGAACCCGAACCGTTTGGAATTGCTTGTAGCCAATCAAACATTTCATCGACATCGTTTGTGTAATTATTTAAAGGAATATCGTCAAGTGTCAAAACAGTAGCCAATGTTACATCAGCGTTGTTTACTTTCCATTTGCTAGTTCCTGGGAATGTTGATGCAGTTGAGTCATTAAGATATTCCCACTCGTAAGTTAAGCCACCGTAATACCCAACAGCGCCTTGTACGCCTTGAGTACCCTGATCCCCTTGAAGACCTTGGACACCTTGTAAACCAGCACCACCTTGGACGCCTTGAATACCTTGAACCGACTGAATACCTTGAATACCTTGGACACCAGTTCCACCTTGTAGCCCCTGTAAACCTTGAATACCTTGTGTTGATTGAGTGCCTTGCAAACCTTGCAAACCTTGAACACCTTGTGTACCTTGGAAGCCAGTATCACCTTGAAGACCTTGAATTCCCTGTGTACCTTGAATAGACTGTGGACCCTGTACACCTTGGAAGCCAATATCACCTTGGATACCAGTTGTGCCTTGAAGCCCCTGTAAACCTTGAATACCTTGGAAACCACGATCACCACTTTGTGCAAAAGCAACAATAAGTGGTTGACTTACGTATGTACCAGAGCCTGGAGATGTTTCATCAACGAAGTCAGTTTTAACACCAACACCACTTAAATATGTAACATCTAGTTCCCAATAACCTGTATTGTCTGTAAAGTTTTGTACCGAGAAAATAGCGTATCTCGCAGGTTGGTCACGTTTAGTGACTTTTAGCATAGCTTTATTCGTAGAATTAGCTGTTTGCATTGCTGTAAAGTATGCGTCTAGGTTGATACTAAAGCTATCTTCATCGTCAATCCAGATTTTTGTAACAGCACTGAACGTATCATTATCCCAAATCATCCCACCGATACTTGGATCAGCTTCAACAATAGGATTTGTTAGAAAATATTCAACAACCGCTCCAGAGTCATCACCTGAGAACCCTTGGAAGCCGTTATCGCCTTGAATACCTTGGAATGCTTGAGGTCCTTGTACACCCTGCACACCTTGATCTCCTTGAAGACCTTGTACGCCTTGGACACCTTGAACGCCTTGAATTCCTTGAGTACCTTGATTCCCCTGTAAGCCTTGGATACCCTGTAAACCTTGAATACCTGTTTCGCCTTGCAAGCCTTGGATACCTTGGTTACCACGGAAACCACGAGAACCTTGGATACCTTCTTCACCAATAGTACCCTGATTTCCTTGAACTCCTTGAGTACCTTGGAAACCTTGTACACCTCTGAACGAACCAACATTAATCCAGTTAGCTCCATCGTAGACCCAAAGTTCATCATCAGCCTCATCAATAGCCGCTTGACCTGTAGTAGCAGATGCAAATGCAGTATTAAGAGTTGCTTGAGGATCGCCGCCAGAGTCAACGTCTGGAACTGAACCAATTACGTCAAATCCTGGGCCATATGTGCCTTGCACACCTTGAACGCCATCGTTACCTTGTATGCCCTGTGCGCCTGTAGCACCAGAACCAACATCAGCCCATGCTGATCCATTAGATACATAAACTCTGCCATCGCTTCCATAAGCTATAGCACCTGCGTATGGGGCTGGATCAAGTTGGATTGGAACTGCCTGTGGCTGTCCCTGACCAATTATCCTACTTCCACTTATAGACTTAAACGGCATTATACATCATCCTCTTCAGCTTGTCCTAGCGTAAACGATAAGGTTGCATGTACTGCTAAGTTGTCTGATGCTTTTAATTCTAGCAGATCACCTGACTTAAAGAATTGACCGTTAAGCGGTAATGGGATAGTATCATATGCTGGAATTTGTAGATTTCTCATTAAATAAAATTCGTCGTTGGTTTCTTCTCTATGCACTCTTACGTCAGCCGTAACTGTGTTTGCAGTAATGTTACATAGAATAAGAGGCGAAATGATTTCGCCAACACCTGGTTCGATTGTTGTTGAACCCCCAAAGACTAGCTCTGGGACTTCATAGTTTGGTACTTCAACCATTGTTTGCCAGTTTGTAGACAAAGTAAAAGACTTTGCTACTGGTTTGGCATCAGGTGCTTGAGATGTTGTGAGTGTATATATAGCCATTATAGAGATGCCCTTGAATTTGAAGCCCTTCGAGCGAGTTTTCTAACTGACGATGTGAATGGACGACCTTCGATACGTCCTGTTCTACCGTTAATTTTCAACCCTCTTGCGAAATACTGGTTGTTTAATTCGTCTGATCCAGACCATCTAATTCTACCACCATCCTCTGAGAGGACAGATGCAGTAGCACCGATAGCCGCGCCGATGTTTCTAAAGTTCAACGGAAGTGCGTTTCTGTTAACACCTGCCGATGCACCGTTAAACTGGTGAGCAATAGATTCAACTAACGAACCAAAGACTAGGAAGTCTGGTGTCAAAACACTTTTTGTAAGTACGTTGTCTAGCAATTCTGTCACCATGTTCCTGTGTGCTTGATCTGGAGCGATATTAGTATTTATATAAGTTTTCATTTGTTCCCAAGCCTTATAGAAAGAATAAAGCAGATCAGAGTTATTATCTCCAACAACAACCCATGCGGAACCAGTCCAATGTTTGATAGTACCAAGGTAATTATTGTTGTCTGGGTTAGAACCACCTGTCAAAGGAATGATATATGCATCCCATCTCTTAACACTACCAGCGTCTGATAGTGCAGTCAAAGCGGCTTGATTAACAACAGTTCCTTTAAAGCGTAGTTTTCTCCAATCAGCAAATGATGCTGGTGGGTTGAATACTGGGAATACGTGTTGTTGGTTGATATTAAACAACGCCGCCGCAAATGATCTCATTGCTCTGTCAGTACCTTCAACACCGTTTGCTGGATCGATAAAGGCAAAGTCATTTGCAATAATCTGTAGCAAGTTTCCACCATCACGGTAAGTCTTAGGAAGATCGATGAATTTGTATTCAGATGTAATAAAGCGTTGAACTTCACGTTGCAAGAATGTTCTGTTGTTGTTCAAAATCTCTTTAGCAAAGCTGTATTCCTTATCAGCACCAACTACAAAGTTTGGCTCAGTAAGAGGTCCGAGGTTCTGTGTTGAGTTGTTGAACAATGCGTTATAGAAGATCATACCAAGCTCATAAGCTTGTTCTGCTTCAGCATCACTACCAACGCCCTGTCTTACAACCTGACCCTCTAGTTTACCTTGAACTGCCAATTTAGCAAGTTCACCAATTTTGCGGTATGCTTTAGCTGTCGCAACACGCTGATCTTCTGGCACTCTTAGTTCGTTGTTCCAGAAGTAGAAGTCTGCATTCCATCTGGAAGCTGAGTTACCACCGTAGTTAAGGTCATAGCTGAATGCATCCAAGATGTAAACACTGTCTCTGCGACACTTAGCTTTGTTGTAGTCAAGAACACTAAACTCATGATTAATCCATGTTGTGATATCATCACTTAGATTGTCAAGATTATCATCAATTTCGTTGCCCATCCAAATTAGAGAAGCATCTACCCAAGAAGTATCAGGCTCAACTAGATCAGGAACACCATCCAAGCCATTGCGACGAATTGCATTTTCGATAATTCTTACTAGGTTTTGGACTGTAGTACCTTCAGTCGCAGTCGCTGGAGTTCCAGAAACATCTTGACCGATTGCAGTTTCTTGTACAACCTTCTCAACCAACTGACCCATTTCGTAGAAGAAATTCGCAGTTTGGTTTCTTTGGTCGAATGGAAGAACACTTGTTGAATTGTCGAAATACAAGTTAGCGTTTAACAATGAACCGTAGTTTGTGCCATACTGAACGTCATGTGAAAGAGCATCAACAATAATGCCAACATCTCTACGACATTTCTGTTTAGGATAGCTTAGTCCGTTGTATGTTTTAGAAATAAAGTTTATCAAGCCTTCAGCAAGAGTTGCTTTATTTGTGTTAATGGTATCAATAGAAGTTTCAATTGCTGATCCAGACATCCACTCGCGGTTAGGTTCGATAAGAACTGGCAATTTAGTTGGGTTGTTTAGAGCAACAACATCTGCAACTGTTTGGCACAAGTCTTTAGCTTCTTTAGCAATGTAGCGTCTAGCTACAAGAGAAGTCTTGTCTTGTCTAATTGTTGCGCCGATAACTTCCACTACTGCACCTTTAGCCGCACTTACGAATGTGTGTGCTTTTTGCGCTCCTTTACCACCAGAACCTGCATTTACAGTAATGGTTGTGCCAGAAATTGCGTCAATTCTTACTGGGCTATTGTGCAATGGATCAGTAGTTCTTGGGTGACTAATATTCACCGCCGCACCACTTGCATCCAAGCAAGAGAATGTGAAGGCATTAGTTGGGAACATTACGTGATCTCCAACTTTAAAGTCATGCCCACCACTTAGAGTGATAACCATTTCGCCATTCAAAGCATTGTAAGTTGCTGAGTTTGGTGTGTACTTTCTACCTGTTCTCAATGGAACATCGATTTGACGGATCACATCATGAACAACTTGTGCCATGTGTGTGAATGCTCTTTTAGAAGCTTCTCTTTGCTCAAGAGGCAATACGTTTACGCCATCCTTGAAGTGAATTTGAGAGTTGTTCCAAATTGCGCTGTTGCCACCGTACTGGATGTCATGACTGATTGCGTCAACCATGTGACCTGCATCACGATAACATCTTTCTCTGCTATACTCAAGATAAGAGAACCTAGTCTTAAGGTAAGTAGTGATAGATGAAGCAAGTGTTTCTTTCGCATTGCCAATCAAAGTAGCTTCGTCGTTGTAATCGTAGTTTTCGCCAGTTGATACTTCGATTGCTGCTGGAAGATTGATTAGAGAGTTATCAACAATCAAATCTGACACAACTGACCATAGCTCTTGTGCCGCTGTCGCTGTTGTAGCATTAACCGTACCAAATATCGCACTTTGTGATAATCCGTTACCTGTAGTAGGCGTTACTGGCTGTTTAAGAAGCAATGCTCTTGTTACTGTAGCTAAGTGTGTGTATAGTGCTACTGTAGGCGCTCTTTGTGCAGTTGTCAATGCTGACAATCCGTTTTCAAAGTAAATCTTAGCAACATCTAGCATTGCTGTGTTTGTACCATGTCTGATGTCGTAAGTTACAGCATCAACCATAAAGCCTGTGTCTCTTTGACATTTAGCTTCTGTATAAGTCAATGATGGGTAGTTAAGATTTACCCATGCAGTTGCTTCTGCTTGTAGGAAGGCTCTGTTGACATTCATACCATCAGATGCGTTCTTAGTGAAAGCTTCTACTTGACCAATACCGTAGTTATAGTTAGTACCATCAGCCGTGAAGTCATTTGTCATCACGTTGATTATATTGGTGAAGGAACCCGTTGCTCTAGTGAGTGCTACACCGCTTAGCTTTGCTTCGATGTCTTTTTGTATATAGCGGATTCCTTCAATCGTTTCGGCAAGCTGTTCTTCAATTACTTCTTGAGCGCCAGCCATACCGTTACGATATGCTTTACCAGCATACTTTGAATTGTATGTGGAACCTGTTTGAACATCTCTTCTTACAGCATCAATAATGAAGCCAGCATCTCTTGCGCATTTTGCTTCATCGAATGTGTAGAATTCGTCTTCGACAAAAGCAACAACTTCGTCTTGGATGAATGTTCTATTACGTTGTAGTGCTTCTCTAGCAAATGTTCTTGATGGAGACATAATAGGATTACCAGATACTACTGGCAATTCTTTACGCTTCTTAAGAACATCGTCTTTAGAACCTAGTAGACCTTCAATCTCTGGCTCATCGTCAACCAAGTCAGCTACGATAGTAACAAGTGCTTTACCAGCAGCCGCTATCGTCGCATTACCTGCAACATTTGAGAGATTTTGAGGTAGGATATTTCCCTTGACTTCTTTAATAGCATCTGCTAGTGCGCTTACGAAAGTATGTGCGCCTGTATAAGACCCTGCCACACCAACTTGCAACGTGATAGTAGTTGCTGTTACGTCAGTAATTGGACATGCTTTGTTAAAGAATGGATGACCTTCTTGTGGAGCCGCATCATTTTGTACGCCACTACCATTATCACATGAGAATGTAATACCTTCTGGTGTGAACCAAATGTGGTCATCAGTAGTTAATGTGTGTGTTCCAATTGTTGCAACAAAGACACCAGTTGTTGGGTCATATGTAGCATCAGTTGGTGTGAATGTTGCACCGAATACTGGTAACACAACTTCTTCTGTGATAACATCTTCAACAACATCAGCAAGGTGTAGATATGCTAATCTTGTAGGCATACGCTGATCGTATGGCAAGATGTTAAGAGCCGCATCCCAATAATAGGAAGCCGCATTTACTGTTCCAGCATTACCGCCATACTTCAAGTCTTCTGCGACTGCATCGATAATGTATCCAGTGTCACGGTAGCAAAGTGCTGTATCGTATCCAAGACCATTGAACTCTTCGCCAATAAAGTCTGTGATTTCTTGCTTATACTTTTCTGCCGTTCCTCTAATCAACTGTGCATCTGCGTCGATGGCTGTGTTGTATCCACCAGTAGGCTCTACAAGTGCTGGGATTTCGTTAATGTCATTAGCGCGAACTACATGAGACACGATCTCAAATAGGTCTTGTACCTTAGCAGAAACTGTTGGAACAGAAGCTTTTCTGAATGAATTTGCTGTCGCACTCACAAATGTGTGTGGTTTGGCATATCCGTTTGCATTACCTGCATTCATAGTAATGCTAGTAGCTGTTACTTCTAAGATTTCCAATGGTGTGTTGAACCAAGGATCAGTAGTTCTTGGGTGGCTAATGTTAAGTGGTGTAGGATCAACGTCGCTTGTTGGGCAAGAGAATGTAATACCTTCTTGATCAACAATGATGTAATCTCCAACAGACAACCTGTGAACACCAATCTCTACTGAGAAAGCGCCAGATATTGGATCGTATGAACCATCTGTAGGTGAATATGTAGGTTGCATAGTTGCGTTGCTTACACAATCCGCTGTTGCACTTACAAAAGTGTGGACTTTATCAACACCAGCAGCGCCTGCGTTCATTGTAATTGTTGTTCCAGTCACAGCCGTAATTGCGATTGGAGTGTTGAACAATGGATCAGTCGAACGTGGATGTGAAATATTTACTGGTGCGCCAAACTCATCTGGGCAAGAGAATGTAATGCCGTTTTCAGCAATTACAACTCTATCACCGACAGAATATGTGTGTGCGCCAATAGTAAGTTCCATAACACCTGTGATGTGATCGTATGTAGCGTCAGTTGGCGTGTGAAGTGAATTGTCATCTCTAGTCTGTGTAGTAACAACCTGTAAAGGTGTGATAACTTCATTTCTTACAACTTGACCCATTAGGTGCGAAACAAACTCGAATGATTCTGCTGTTGGTGTTCTTTGATCCTCTGGAAGGATACCAACCGCCGCATTAAAGTAAAGTCTTGCGTTTTGGGCAGTAGCCGCATTTGAACCATGCTGAACATCCCATGAGATTGTATCAGCAAAGTAACCAATATCACGCTCACATTTAGCGACGTCATATACATGGTTTGGATGATTAGCGGCAAGCCATGCTTGTGCTTCATCTGCGATAAAGTCTTTGTTAGCTTGGATTGCTGATTTAGCTTCGTAAGCTTCGTCAGAAACCCAGTTGTTACCATATACGCGATAATCAGACGCCGCTTGGTCATTCTGCATAATGTCGATGATTTCATCGAATGCCGCATCTGAACGAGCGATTGCTGTAGCATCTGACATGTCAGCCGCTACTCTTGCTTTCAACCAATTGAAGGCGGCGATTGTTTCAGTCAATTCACCTGCAATTAGAGCCTCTGATGAAGCCAAGCCAGAACGATATGCCAAGCCTGAGTTTATAGCATTAACGTTTGAACCTGTTGCGATATCTCTTGCAACGGCATCAATGATAAATCCTGTGTCACGCTTACATTGATCTTTGTTGTATACAAAGTATTGATCTCTCAACCAAGCGTCAAGATCGTTTTGGATGAATGTTTTGTTAGCCGCTAGTTGACGTGCCGCATATTCACCTTGTGTAGTCGCAGTG